AGCAGGGGGACCGAAGTCCCCCCGCAAGTATTAGATCTAAATTTATGAGTTTAGATCAGCTATTTTTGATTGTACAAAAATGTTCTTACATCTCATCTCAGCCATAGTGTAGAGTAATCCTCTAACAACTAGAGCATTTGCTGCGAAGTAATCTCTGTTTTCAACATACTGTGTAGGTTGAGCAACAGCAATTTCTAAGTAATCAGTATCCAAAACGTAAACGTTTGAACCTAATACAGCGTCTGCAGATGATACAGACTTCGGAACATCAGCATCCGGAAGGATTGGTATTCCTTGGTAAGTAGCCAATACTAGTCCAGTTCTTGTACCCGGATAAGTTCTTTCAGAACCTACACCAACTTGGTACTCTTCTTGTCCTAAGTATCTTTGGTTACTGTTAAGCAATCTTTCTAAGTTGAAGTATTGGTCGTGTCCCAAAAGGATTAGTTTTGGTTCTCCACCATTCTCTCTAATTTTTTGGATTGCTGTGTCAAGTAGTGTCAAGCTAAGTGCTCTTCCAGTACCTGAGTTGTAAGAAACAGAAGCACCTGCATTCCATGCACCAGCTGTTCTACCATTTAGTGTTAGGTCGTAAGCTCTTGATCTTGCTTCACCACCACCAACGGCAGCTCCGTCTTCCATAACAATATCATCAATAGATGTTAGACCTGCTCTGTTGTATATATACGCAACGTCACCGTCAGCGAATGTAGTACCAGAAGCAACTGTAACAGCACCAGTAGATGTGTTTACTGCAGAAATAGAAGAACCAGAAGTTCTGTCATGTCCTGAAGCTGAAGTATCGAACTGAGCTACAGAGTCACCTACTTTGAAGTGTTTAGCTATCGCAGCAGGAACTGTGAATGATGTTGCACTACCAGCAGAAGTCAAGTAAGCTGAACCTGCTAGTAACTCTTCGTTGATTTCTTTGATGTGGTCTAACTGAGCGTTTTCGTTTTCCAACGCAAGAACATCACCAACACCACCTTCTAATTGCGCAGTGAATACTGACTTCACTGAAGCACCGAATGTAGTTGAAACTATTCTAGGTAAACTAGAAATTGTTTCTATGTTGGAAACGTCTACTGTTGGCAAACTTCCAGTTTCAGTTACTGGCCTTGAACGGCTAGAACCTCTGTCAGTTCTTACCCTCCAACCAGCTGTGTTACCCCAAACCACTCTTGGGATAGCATTGAAGAATCTAGTTTGGTTGTTTAGTGCTTGCCAAACTTTTCTTCCATATGTTGTGTTGAATATACCTGTAGCAGT